TATATATATAACCATAAACTTGATTGTTTACAAATATAAATAAAAAAAGGGACAATTTCTTGTCCCTTTTTAGTTATACTTAAGATAAGATTATCTAAGTTCTTGTAAGTCAAATGTACGAACACCATCAACAGTAATACGGCCATAAAATCTATTATTCACCATCTTTTTTGCGTAACGGGTCATAATACCTTTAATCGGTGTAAAGTTGAATGGGTTATACATTGTTGGAGTTAATTGAAGTGGTACGTATGGAGCGTAGATGTAACCAGTATCTAACAATGACGTTCCTTTGTGTCCTACTAACACTTGGTTAGCTGGGAAGTAAGGGTCACGGTATACTTGGTAACGACCTGCTAATGTACCAACTCTCTCAATACCCATATTGTATTGGTCTTGCTCAGGTGAAGCGTTAGATACGTGGAAGTATTCTAAGTCATCAAAGATAGCAGAAACCTCAGAAGATACAACAATCCAGTTAGCTCCTCCACGAAGTGTAGACTTGTGAATTTGTGCAGATAATTGGTTGATAGCTGTAATCAATGTTTGGTTCCAGTCTTTCTGAGTATAAGATGTAGTAGAAGCAATTCTTCTCCATCCGTTGTAGTCCCAACGTAAGTTCCATGCTGCACCTTTACGTAAATCTCTTAAGATTTCACGGTCAATTTCAGCCGCAACTTGTTCAGACAATAATGCTGTTAATTCAGCTTCAGCGTCAATGTTGTGGAAAGCCGCAACGTCTTGAGCTAATTCAGGAGACCACTGAGCTCTTAACTTTCTTTCAGTTACAGAAACTGTAACAGATTGAAGGTCGAAAGAAACTTCACCAATCTTATCTTCAAATTCTAATTCTTTGTAACGTCTAAATACCGCTACGAAAGATGAACCTGAGTTACCTGAGAATAAAGTTGTACCTGAATATCCATCAGGAGTAGCTTGAGAACAACCTACACATACTGGACACTGTAAATCAACTTCTAAATAGATACAACCATCAACACTACAAAGGTTATCATAAGTACCACCGTTAGCACCTGGGAAAGTTGTTGTAGTTTGAGTGTTACCGTAGTTAACGATACCTCTACCATATTGTTGAGTAACAACTCTGAACAATAATGCACTGTAAGCCGCCAAAGTAGCACAAGATGTTTGTGCTGATACACCACCTGCTCCCCAAGCTCCACCGATGTTAGGGAAAATTTTCAAGTCAGACAAGAAAGACTCAGTATCCATTTCAGAACCGTCTGGTGCTAAAAGTTTACCTGCTCCTATGTCGTTAAATCCACACATCTTGATGATAGCTCTACGATATTCAGTACCTGTAGAACCTGTGATAATTCCTACGTCAACTAAGTTACCGTTTGACCAAGTTTGAACAGTTGTAGTTGCAGTGATTGCAGTCCATTGTCCTTTAGAATAGTCAAACAATCCTGGAGGGTCTAATCCTGCCTCAGCACCTTCGTAGAATAAATCATAAAGGTTTTTAGAGTAAGTTGGATTGTAAGTACCTGCTCCTGCAGTGTAACCTGTGTTAGGGTCACCAGGATAGTTTCCAGGAGAACCGATTGGTGCGTAGTGTTCACCTGAACTTCTGTCAAAGTTATTAACTAAACCGTTGTTATATCCTTGGATTTTAGGTACGAAGTAGAACAATTTACCGATTGGTAAGTTCATAGCTTGTACAGAAACGATATCGTTCGCTAACAATTTAGAGAATACACGTCTGATGATTGGGAAAACAACTGTTTCAAACGAACCTGAAGATGCGTCTGAAGATGCTTCGTTAATCAATTGAGATGCTTGGTTCTCATATAATTGAGCTACGTTTTCTTTTAGGTGGCCTTTAAGACCTTCAAGGAACCCTAATTTGTCCCATTTGCTGATAGTATCTTCTTTGATAACTTTAAGGTGCTTAAGACCGATGTTACCAACAAGACCTGATTCTAATAATGCTCCCATTTTTTTTGGTTTTTATTATTTTTTAGTTTATTGTTTATTTAATTATTTTAGTCATTAAATCTTTCATTCTCATAAACTGAGGATTCTCATAAGTTTTTGATTCAATTAATGATTGTGCTGAACCTGTAACAGGTGCGTTATCAATAACTCTTTCAAATGACTCAGTGATGTTTCCTTTATTTGTAGATGAAAGTTCATCTTTAATAACTTTGTAAAGGTTTTTAGACTCTTTTAATGTGTCAGCTCCGTCAAATCTTCTCAAGATGTTAATTTTCTCTTGTTTAGATGTTGAATGTTCTGTGAAAAGTCTTGTGGTGTAAGCCAAGTTTGAGTTAAACACAGCAACTTCGTTAAGTTTGTCTCTGAATAAATTCAAAGCTTTTCTGTATTCTTCATTTTTAGCTCTTAACATTTCAACTTCTTCCATTAATTCGTAGTTTTCCTTCATATTAATGTTTGCACTTGAGTGTGCCTTTGGTTTAGGTAATCCACCTTTTCTGAAGTTAGAACCATTTCCTAATGTTCTAGCAGCTTCTTTAAACTCTCCTTTCTTCATTTTTGGAGTAGATTCTTTATATTCAAATTTTGGTTTACCAGTACCTTTTGTAGGATTAGCGGACTTTTTAACTGTTTTAAATCCACCTGTAGATTTTTCATAAGAGAATTTAGGACTTCCTGTTTTACCTTTTTTTCCGACAACAGGCTTCATACCTTTTTTAGATTCAGACATATACTCCTCTTCTTGGTATTCTTCCTCCATATCTTCTTTACGGTCAGTTGGAAAGAAATCTTCTTCTTCAAATTCTTCTTCAAATTCTTCTTCATCTCTGTCCATATGGATTTCATAGATAGTTTCTTCTAATTCAGAATCTTCTTCTTCAAGTTCTTCTTTTTCCTCTTCTTCATTGTCATCATCCATAGCAATTTCATAAATTGTTTCTTCAAGTTCAGACTCTAAATCTTTATCTTCGTCTTCTTCGTCAGTAAAATATTCTTCTCCTGAAGATTCGTTAACTGATAATAAATACTCTTCGTCTCCGTCTTTAAGATTTACGTAATCACCATCTTTTGTGATTTCAACCTCATCTTCAGGTTTCATTTTTTTGAAGACTGTCATTAATAAATCGTGAGTTTCAGGAGTGTCTTCCATATTAGTGAAATCCATCACTTCAGGGTTCTCCTCATCGTCAAATTCAAAATCCATTTCTTCAGAATCGTCAGACATTTCGTCGTCAAAATCCATTTCTTCAGATTCTTCTTCATCAGACTCTTCTTCTTCAGATTCATCTTCTAACCCCATTTCCTCTTCAGATTCTTCTTCAGAATCCTCAAATTCCATTTCGTCTTCATCAGCCTCGTTTAAAGACTCCTTTACTAGTTCGCTAATTTCTTGCTTCATTGTTGACTCAAGTATTTCTTTTGCGTTTTCATTGATAGCTTCTTCCAAATTTTTTAATTGGATTACCGCTTCTTCAACTAAGTTTTTTTCTGCCATTTTTTTATGCATTTTTTTAATAAATATGTAAATGTTTAAAAAAAGTTAGGTTTCAGATTAAATAAATAAAAAAAGGAGGGATAAACCCTCCTTTAATGTTTTCACAAAAGTTAATTTTTATTCAAAAATCTCATCAATCTTGCTTTCCGCAACTGATGTGATTCTCCAATCATAAGAGAACGACTCATAAGCCTTTGTAACTTTTGCCTCAACATCAGTTACATTGTAACCCTTAACGAGTTTTTCTTCTCTTACTTTTTTAATTTTTCCTGAGTTATCATCAGGTAAGTCGTACTGAACTTTTGCAACGAAATACTTTTCATCCATTTCCATAGTAAATTATTTTGATAAATAATCGTTAAGTTTTTTCATTAAATCAAGCGATTTACTTGCTGATTGTTCAGATTTTTGTTCTTGTTCTTCTTTTAAGTTTTCTTCGTATTTTGCTCTGTCATTAATATCTTGGAATAAATACGCTCCTGGTGTTGATGGTGAAGATACTAAGTCAAAACAGATTAATTCAAAATCTTCCTGTACCTCATTCTGTTCACCTTTCTTAACCAAAGACCCAACTCCTCTTGAAGAAATACCCAAAGTAACTCCTTGTCTAAGTAAGTTCGCCGCTTGGTCACCTTTAGTTGATACAATACCTCTTTCGTGGAAGCCAGGTGATGTTAGTAACTTTAATTTACCAAGTAGAATATGACCATCCCACCACATCTCAGTAATGATGTGAGATACACGGTCTAAATCGATTAGAGATGACTCAGGATGATTTAACTCTGATAATGCAACACCCTTACCTATATAATTCTTTTTGTAGTTCTCAACCTCTCTTTTTAGAATCCTTTCAGGGTAAACTCTACCATTTCTATTTGGGGTATTGTATTTTTGTAATACGGCATAAAACTCAAATGGTTTTGAATAATCCAATTGAGTTTTATTTTCTTGTAACATTGATAGATTACGACCCTCTGTCGGAGATATATAACCAGCGTCCATTTCAATAAGGATACCTTTACCACTATCTTTTGGACCTAATATTTTTAAGTTTTGCATTTTACGTTTTATTCATAAATATTATTCACTTTTGTTTTATCTGTTTTAGTTAATGCAAAAGTGAAATACTTATTACTTTTAAAATTTTCTTGGTCAATTAAATCAACAACTTCTTTGGTAAATTCTTTAATTTTAGGACATTTAAATTCGGAAACACTTTTAACGAAAAATGTAATTTCTAAATTCATAAATGAAGATTTGTTTAATGATAAACCACTACTTCTTAAATCTGTGTCAACAATAAAATTTGTATCAATAAAATCGTAATTTAATATTTCATAGATTGTGTGTCTAATTGACCTATTAAAATTCATAACCACTCTATCCCAATTTTCTTCATTTCTTTTGGGGTTAAGCCAAGATTGTATATTTATATAAAAAGATTTTAAATTTTTAGAATCTACTGTTCCATAATTAACCTTGAATTTTTTGTACCCCTTGAGTGATACGGATTTTCCTTTCTTCATTTGTGTTCATAATTCTCACGTTTATTTTAGGAAAATATAGTTTAAATAAATAAATTTGTCAAAAATTAGGATTAGTATGTTAATTGTAAAAGTACACAATCAAAACATTGAGAAGGCTTTAAAGGAGCTTAAGAACAAAGTGATAAAAGTTAAACAGGTTAAAGAGTTAACCAAACGTAAAACTTTTGTTAAAAAGAGTAAAATTAAAAGAGACCAAAAAAGAAAGGCAATTTACTTACAAAGTAAATCAGAGGACTAATTGTTTGTTTAATTCTTTAATTTTAACAAACTCATTAAAATTAAATTGTGTAGATGAGATTCTTTCTTTAGTTTCGTTTAATTTGGTTTTTAATTCTTCTTCAGAACTTGAAGTCATCATTTCATCCAATTTTTTTAATACTTGTTTCTTTTCAGTTTCAAAATTTTCTCTTAAAACTGATTCATCTTGTTTGAATATAGATAAAACTTCTTGTTTTGTTGATTCGTCAAGTTGATTCAAATACTGATTTGCTGTTGAGTTAGCAATTTTACTAACAGATGATAATGGTAATTTAGAAATACTTTCTTTTATTACTTTTTTTGATTTTGTAAGATTTTCAATAACCAACTTTTTACTTTCAACAGTTTCTTCAATATTTTGAAGACTTGTATTTAATATTTGGTCAATATTATGATATTCACTAACTTTCAAATCGTTGTTTACCCATTTAGCCAATTTTAAAAAATGTTTTTCAGGAATACTAAT